CGACTTGCCGCCCCCGCCCGCCAGAGGCGCAAGGCATATTCCGCGACCATAACTGCACCTATTGCGGGAACGGCGCTAAACCATGCCGACAGGGCAGCCCAAACCAATGCGAATATCCTCACGCGAAAAACGATTGAAAGGAAACGCCATGACACCCGAAACATCAGCCCGCCAAATGTTGGCAGAGCTAATCGAAAGCTGCGAAACGATTGAGCATTACCTAGATGCTATATGGGCGCAGCGCGTTCAAACCACGCCCGCCGCATCTAACGGTTGGCCGTTTAAACATAGCGAAGGCATTGAGCAGCCCAGCAAGCTCCGCAAGGTGAAATAATGAAAGCCACCGATTTCCTGTCACAGGTCGCCCTTATCGTGCGCGAGCGCGGCGAAGTGTACGGCGACCCACGCGCGAACCTTGGCGACACCGCAGCCCGCTGGAGCGCCACGCTAGGCCATAAGGTGACACCCGCTCAGGTCTGCCTTTGTATGGTGGATTTAAAGATGTCCCGGCTGAAAGCGTCACCGCAACACATTGACAGCCTACAAGACATCGCGGGATATATAGCCCTGCTTTCGGAAATCATCACAGATTAAACGCCCCGCCCTTCCTCCTTTGGGGCGGTGGCGGCTCCCCCGGTGTGTGGCTTGGCGGTTCCGCCGGGGGGGCACCTAATCCGCCAGCATCCATGTTCCGGCCACGCCTTCGCGCACCCTGTGTTCGGCCTTTAGCTTCATCAGCGCCTTGCGTATGCCGCGCGTTGCATTGTCCCGGCTCATTTTAGCCATAGGAATGGCGGCGTCCTTCATGGTGTTTTCCATGATCTGGCCGCCTTTGGCATCTGCCAGCATTTTCATTATTAAGACTTCGTACTTATTGCCCGCATCGTTGTTCTCGCGGATTGACGCAACGGCATCATGGTAAACGGCCACAAGGCTGGAAATCTCCTCGTTTTCCTCATCCCTGCCTATGATCCGGCGTTCCAAATCAAAATACAGGCCCTTAACCTTGTCGCCGTCCTTTTGCTTGGTAACTTCCAAGCGGGCGTTTAAAGCCTCCGGGTTGGACCGGAAGCATCCCAACAGGAAATCCACATTGGCCGTGATAGCAGACGACCCACGGGGGCGCTCGCTGGCGCTGTGGCCGCTGTGATGGATAACCAAGACGGTAGCCCCGAAAGGCTCGCGTATCTCGCTATTTATCATGCGGAGATAGCTGGCAATATCGCTCGAACTGTTCTCGTCCCCGGCAAAGGTCTGGCTCAGGGTGTCAATGACGATCAGCTTGGGGATTTCAGGCAAGGCAATGATGGAAGCCCGCAGCGCGGCGACTTCATCCTTGGCCGAGAGCAGCAGGGGGACCGTGCAAACATGGAAGTTAGGGGGCGGGGGAATGCCGTTCTGCCAAGCCACAATGCGCTTGTATATGCCCGCCCCGCCTTCTGCGGCCATGTATCCCACGGCCCCGAAGTCTGTCTTGCGGCCCGTCCATGCCTTGCCGTTGGCTACAGACAAGCACAGGTCTAGGGCAAGGAACGATTTAAACGTGCCAGACGCGCCAAAGATCATTCCCATGCTATCGGCGGGGATCAGATGCTTGACCAGCCACTTGATGTTCTTGGTACTTTCGCCAAGCTGGTCAATGGTTTTCCAATATGCGGCGACGTTTAGCGGCTCCTCTGGCTTAGGCGCGTATTTATCAGCCCCCTGCACCATGCGGACCAGATCAGGCCCAAACCGCTCGCGCCAACGCTCCAGATCCTCGCCTTCCTCTGGCGGCTTGGATGCCAGCATGACGGACCGCAGCAGATTGACTGTCGCGCCCTGCTTCAGCCCGCTGGCGACCAAGCTGGCCGACAGCTTCATAAGCGGGTCATGGTATGACCGCTGGTCAAGGTTTGGGTTAATGATGGCCTTGAATAGCTCTACAGCATCGCCAACGCCGTCAGGCTTGGGCTTGGGTGCGGCAACCCCGCTCTTGATGATGTCAAGATCAAGGCCAAAGGTTCTGACGGCATCAGCTAAAGAGTAGACTTCATCCAGCTTGTGATACAGCAGCCGGGTGGTCCAATGGCCGTTTTCGCGGTTCTTGGTGTTGGTGCCGACTGGCAACCGGGCGTATCTGACGGGGTTGTTGCCGCTGCTATCGGACTTGACATGGCCGCTGGCCCCCATTGCCCGCAGGACGGCATCTATTAAGGGGGCGTTCTGTGTGTCGGGGTCCGCTGGGTCCAGCATGACGCCGACTTGGTAGCTGCCCTTGGATGTCTCCAAGGCATAGGAATACGAGCCTACAAGGTCGTTTAAACCAGACGGTGATACGTCATCAGCCAGCAGAACGGCCAAGCGCCCGAAGCAATCCTTATTACGGCGCTTCTCACCGCCACGGGCAAGCATGACGCTGACGCAATAGTAATTGTTATCCTCGCCGCGCTTGTTGATAACGATCCTTTGCGACTCTGACCCTGACCACGAACTGCCCAGCCACACGCTAGGCGGAGCATCGCCGGGGTCACTCGCAAAAGATGTTGTCCAGCCATAATCATCCCGCAACCTGCCATAGATGGCAGACAGGAATTCTGAATTACGCATGATTGCCTCTGTTTAAACGCCGAAAAGGTCTCTTAGTCCGAGCGGGATTTTGCGCTTCTTGGCGTGGGCAATTAGGGCTTTCCAATGGTTCTGGGGGATTTTACCGGCTGTGCCGTCTTCGATTAACCAACGGCTGACTGAGCTTGGGGCGATGGCGAGGATTTTTGCTGTGGCTGTAACACCGCCGAGGCGGCGGATAACGGAATAGGCCGGTTCACAGCGGCCTTTGATATGTGACATAAAAAATCCTTTGGGTAGTGATTCGCTTAATATGCACGGCTGTAAACTGTGTGCAATAGACATTTTGTAAAATAAACATATTGTAGTTTCCGCAAACAGGATGCTACGCATAGCGCACCTGATTTGGAGACCGCCATGACAACAAACACAGAAGCCGAACTTGAACATCTGGCCGAGCGTTGGCTGATCGTCAAGGACGCGGAGCGGCAAGCTAATGCAGAACGCTTGCGGATAGAAGACAAGATTTTGGAACTGCACCCGGCCAAGGAAGAAGGGTCATCTAGCTGGACCATGCAGAATGGCTACAAGCTAAAGATGATCGGCAAGTTGTCCTACAAGGCAGACTTAGACATGCTGCTGGACATTATTGCCGAATGGCCTGAAGACCAACAACCCGTAAAGACTGAAACCAAGCCCGACGAGGCCGCGCTCAAGTTCCTGCGGGCCAACCGCCCCGACCTGTGGAAGCGTGTTGCCCCGGCGGTCACAACCAAGCCAATGAAAACCAGCATAACTATTGAGGAGACTGAATAATGGCCTTTGATCTAAAGAGCATACGCAAGAACGACGCAATGTCCGCGCCCCGCATTATGGTGTATGGCGTGGAAGGTATCGGCAAATCTACATTTGGTGCCGGTGCGCCCAACCCCGTCTATATCTTGACTGAGGACGGGCTTGGCTCGCTTAAGGTTGACCACTTTCCACTGGCAACATCGTTCCAAGATGTGATGGACGCCATTGCATCGCTTTACAAAGACAACCATGCGTTCGAGACTGTGGTGATCGACAGTCTGGATTGGCTCGAAGCCATTATCCAGCGCGAGATCGAGCAGAAGTACGATGCCAAGGACTTGGCTTATGGTAAGGGCAGCCTTATCGCTGCCGAACGCTGGCGGGAAATACTGGACGGCCTAAATGCCCTGCGGAACGACAAGGGCATGGCCATCATCCTGATTGCCCACACTACGATTAAACGCTTTGACAGCCCAGAAGTTGAGCCATATGACCGCTACCAGCCCAAGCTACAGGAACGCAGCAATGCTGTGGTTCGTGAGTGGGCCGATGCTGTCCTGTTTGCCAACTATAGAACCATCGTCAAGAAGGACGATGTGGGCTTTAACCAGACCAACAATCGCGGCATCTCGACGGGCGAGCGGTTGTTGTTTACGAGCGAGCGCCCCGCTTACATGGCGAAGAATCGCTACAATATGCCTGAAAGCATCCCGTTGTCGTGGGACGCATTTGCCGAAGCCATCAGCTAACCACAAGGAACAAACCAATGCCTGTATTTGACTTTGACGTATCGACTTACGAAGCCCCCAAGCGCACCAGCTTTGAACCGCTGCCGCCCGGTGACTACAATGCCATGATCTCCAACAGCGAGATGAAGACGACCAAGGCCGGGACCGGCGAATATCTGGAGCTTACCATCCAGATCATCGACGGCGCACATTCTGGCCGCCGCATCTGGGAACGCCTGAATGTCGTGAACGCCAACAAGGTGGCTGAGGAGATTGCCCGCAGCCAGCTTAACGGCATCAAGGCGGCTTGCAACATCGACAAGCTAGA